CCGGCCAAACCGCCTGCGACCGCTGATCCTGCTTGAAGCGCCAATCCTGCTGTTACTGGGTCCATTATGCTTGTACCTTCTGGCCTAGAGCCAAGATCCTGAATGGTCCTGGACGTGTCTTTGAAACGATGATTTCAGGGTGATCCCTGTTGCCATAGATCGTGAAGCGCCTGACGTTGGTTTTTGGGACCGGTGGGACGCTCAGGTCGTCGCCAGAGCTGTATGCGTTGACGCGGTTCCGAACCCCGTTGCACATCACCTCATATCCCAGCGTGTTCTGTACGGAGACGATGGCCTCCATGACGCGCACTGTGACCTCGCCAATCCGCGGGCTTTCCATGATCTCGACAGGCCAAGGTTCTGCTGATGCGACAAAATTCAGCCCTACTTGCCGCACGCCAGCATGGTCTGGCTCATTCACCAGTGTGCCATCCACCTGCACGGTGAAATCACCGGCGTCCCAACCTTCGATGTAATACGCGACCGTTGCCCCTGGCAGGTGGCCCATGAAGGGCGTGTTGATAATGAGCTCTTCGCCGTTCACCGTCAGAAGCTCGCCGTTCACCGTCAGAGATTCTGAAACAGATCGTGAGCTGCTTTCGACACCGCAATCCACCGTCATGTTATCGTCAAAACGCTCAAGGAAGCGCTTTGTGACACCATTCACAACGCGATCTACAATCGCCCAATACCCCGAGAAGATAGGGGAAATATTCACGAACGCGCCATTCGTATGCCAAGGGGCAAAGCCCACATTTTCATCCCGCAGGCTTTCCTGCCAGGACACGGCTGCAATGGTTCCATCCCCATTGATCACGAACACATATTTTTCGGCCGCAGAAGACCCGAGAGATGGGCCGCAGAGTGCGCGCGGTGATTTAATCAGATGGTTGTGCATGCTGGTCAGGGATTTCACCGACCATTTCAGATAGATGTTCCCGTCCAGCATGACGATTTTGACGTTCTCATTCGAGCTGTCGACAAAGATGATGCCGTCTTCGACCTTCACCGGTTTGACCTCACTGCATGAGCTGTCATCGATAAAGACGGGGTTGAAGGTATTAGGGGAGATGATGCCGTTCTCGCGTGTCGGCACGTTGTAGATGCCGCTGTCTGAAAGCAGTATCAGGTCGCCAACGCTTTCAGCATGAAGCCAGCGCGGCGCGTTATCGCCAACCTGCCGCACGATTGCGTCATCATCTTCTGCGCCAACCTGAAAGTCCTCGATACTGCGCGACGAAGAAATTGCGATCAGATCAGGAACCGATGCAAAATCCAAAAGGATCATTCTGCCTGCAGCGCTGCCAGACGCGCGAGGCCAGCCGCGCGCATCTGACATCAAAGGCTCGTCCCATATCGGAGATGCCAAAGGTGAAATGGTTGTCTTGGCTGTGATCTTGGAAGAACCACCCGGGCCCGACAATTCCTCGGCAACGTCCGGTCCCTCAAAGAAAGCCTGCGTTACAACATCTAGTTTGAGCCCACTGATTGCAATGATCAGCCCTTGGAAGTTGGTATCGGCTGCCACAACGGCTTCGCCGACGCGATATTCGGTGCTGTCCTCAACGGTAATGCGAAAACTTGGGGAAAGCTCGTTGATCACGTTACCACGCACAATCCGGTCGGTGATACGCTCGGTGATCTCGATCTCGCGCGCGTTATAGCGAACCCGCAGGCCAACATAGTCTTCCGTCCAAAGCGGCGCGCTGGCCTCAACCGTAATCACGCCATTCAGCGCCGATGGCGTCAGCGTAATACTGTCTTCAAACGACCAGTATGGCTGGGCAAGCTCGCCGCCAGCTGCGTCGGTGAAGGCGAAAGGTTCAAAAGCCCATGTCCCATTGGAAAAGCTGAGAACGTGCATACCGCCTGTTCCAGAGCCCAAGATCGTCTTTTTGCGAAACCGATTGTACCAGACTTCATCGGCGCTCTGCCAAGGCACTGTATCCAACTGGAAAGCGATGTCGGCGTTTTCATCGATAACCTGCAGGCTGTTGTCATCGATCATCATGCCGAATTTAAGACCTGTGCCGGGGCGGATCTCGATGATGTCGTCGGCGTCGGCCAGCTCCCGCACGAAGTGCATGCCAGGGCGGGCTTCTGCAGCACCGCTCTGCAGAACCTTCATGTTGAGGGCACCCTTGAGCGACTGCGCGCGAATATCGACGTCATCCCGCTCAAGGAAATCTTCGCGCAGCTCCATGAATGTGAAACCGCGCTGCATGACTGTCTTTTTCTTTCTAGCCACGACGATTCCTCGCGGAAGCGATTGGCCCCTTGTTGTAGAAAGGCTTTGCCGAACGCGCCTTCGAAGAGTTGGTGCGGGCGCGTTGGAAATACATCTCGGCCTCTTGGTCCAGCTGGGCGGCCTCGCCAAACTCTTCCTTGATCGCGCGGGAAATGATTGCTTCCATACGCTTCTGCACGCCGCGCACAAAATTGGCCGACCACAGGTCAGGCTCAGCACAAACCGCATATTCGATCCAGCATCCATCGGCGCTGTTCAGATAGACGTGCGTGCTGTCTTGAACCCAATCCACCTCGACCTTGGAACCGGTATCCGAAATGACCCACGCATTGCGGACGTGAAGCGCAGACGACGGGACAACGTAGCCGTCAGTAAATTCATACTGACCGGGCACGCGCGTAACCAGCTCGGCTTCCTGTTTGGTGAAAAAATAAGCTCCATCTTCCAGCTCGGCCTCGACAACACCGGGCCAGTTTCTCGCCATCGTGCGATACTCCATCGACCCATCGTTCTCAGAAACGATTTCGAGCTGGCCTTGGGCCAGAAGGGCGGCATTCATGATGCCTAACATTGAAAATTGTGTTGCCATGAGCGGACATTCTGAGGAATTACCCGCCCGCCAAATGCACGAATACAAAAAGGGCCACCCGAAGGCAGCCCTTTTCTTAACCCTGGCGGCTCAGGAGGACACGGATGCCGGGGTTATTCCTCGGGCTCGTCCTCTACGATCTCAACGCCCGCCAGCTTCGTGCGGATCGAGGTGATCACGTCAGATTTCTTCATCACCTTCTCGGTTTTGATGCCCAGGCTGAGCATCATCACCTTGAGATCATCAAGGCTCATATCGGCCAAATCGGTATTGATCCGCGCGGCCTTTTTCGTTTGCTCGGGCTGGATCTGGAACCGGCCTTCGGACAGGCGGATGTTTTCGAGAGCGGTCTGATACCAGACGACCTTCGGGCCTGCCTTCTTGATCGCCTGATAGTCAGCGTCTTTCTTGTTCTCGAAGTCGGGGTTTGCGTGAATTGTGACCAGCTTGGGCATTACACGATCTCCTTCGAGATAAAGGCACCGAAGCCGATGGACGGCGAAGTGCCGGCCACGTCCAGATGCAGGTCGATGTACTGGAAGAGGGTCTGATCGACCTCGGACCGGAAGCGCAGGACGCGGCGAGTGCCTGCAGCAGTGTCGACCGTCTCGATCGGGATCGTCCCTGCATCGCCCAATTCCATCGTGCCAAGGATCTGCCCATCGGAACGGTCATCGACATTGGAGCCGATCATCCGAAGAGTATAGGTTTCATCCCCTGCAGATACTTTGCAGGTTTCCACGTCGACAACCAGAACGTAATCTGTGACGGCAGCGCCGCCCTGATCAAGCTGGGTGCCGATGTAGGCGTCTGCGGTGAGTGCCGCCAAGCCAAGCTCGCGCTTGATAAGGCCCGGTGCGGCGTCGATTGCAAAAGTCTTGCTAGACATGGTTTCTGTTCCTTATTTCACAATTGGGGCGTTGGTGACGGAAGGCATGCGAAGTGCCGCGAACGGGTCGAAGATACCCATGCCTACGTCGTGCTCGATGTTCACACGGTGGTGGACGCCGTTTTCCAGCAGGCCGAAGTCGGTGACTTCCATCGGCGATGTTTCCAGCGCGGTCACACCGTCTTCGCCGAAACGAACGATGTAGATCGAGGACGTCACAGCCGAGCCACCGCCGGTGGCGACTTCGTTGAATGGCAGGAACTCACCGAACTTGGTGACGCCATAGCCCGAGTAGATCGGCAGGTTGCCGTAACGCATGATCTGCCGGCCCATCTCGTCTTTGTCGAGCGAGATGAAACCGCCGATAGTGGTGTCACGCTGCGCGGCAGCAAAACGATCCTTGATCGCCTTGGGCATGATGATCGCGGTTGGTTCTTCGACCAGACCGATTGCGCGGTCCAGCTGTGCCAGAGACAGTGGGCCACCGCCAGAAGCGGCGCTGTTTGCCAGGACGCGGCTCAGATAGTTGGAGCCATCGGTCGAGCCATTTACGGCGCGCAGACGCGCTTTCAGGCCAGTGAACTCGCGTGGAGCCGATTGGTTGTCGCCGCCGATGAAGGTATCCGCCCAGACTTTCGCCTTTTTCTTGAGCGACATCTTTTCATCGATCGTCTTGCGACCAGCGCCGTAGCGATTCAGCAGAACCCGGTCGACGTCGATGTTGCCAGCGATGGGGAAGGTCTGTTCAACAGCATCATTCAGCAAGCCGTGGCCTTCGCTTGGCAGCTCGTTGATGGCACGGAAGCCCATGTTGTCGGGCAGCTCGCCTTCGGTTTGGTAGCGATAGACACCGCCAGCTGCCGTCATGAATGGAAGGTCGGACATGAAGTCGACCATTTCAGGGAAAAGCTCGATGATCGCACGGCGCTTGTCGCCGGCGTCGAACGTCTTCGCATATTCGGGAAGTGTGTGGACCATCGGTTATTCCTTCTCTCGGTTCACTTGCGCGCTTCCGCTTCATTGATGGCTTTGAGACGGGCTGAGCCGGTCAGGCCTTCGAAGTTGGTTGCGCTTGGGGTTGGGGTGGGAGTTTTCATGCTGCGGGGTTGCAGCAGTGCTTCCAGCGCCTTGACGCCGTTTGCGGTGGTGGTCGCAGCTTTCAGGGCTGCGGCCTGATCAGTGGGAAGGCGGGACGTCAAAGCACGATCAATATTGGCGACCCGTGAGTCTGCGCCAGATCCGAGTGTCTTCATCTCTGCTTTGGACTGCGCATAGAGGGGCGCATACTCAGCCGCCTGATACTTTGCCAGCGCGCCCATAAACTCAGACGCCGCCGACTTTGGCAGGTTGTATTTGTGAAGCAGCCCGCCAAACTCTTCGAAAACCGGGGCCATCGCGGGGCCATCTGTTTTCAGGTTGAAGGAAAAGCCCTCGGGCAAATCCAGATCGCCGAAATCCAGATCATCGGGAACAGAGAACTCGTAGCCGGTGCCATCATCAGGCACGTCCTGCATTGCCTCTTCGCGTTGTGCGGATTGGGCGGTCAGGTCATCGAAGCGCGCCCGAAACCCTTCGATGTCATTTGCGCCGTCTTGGCGAAACTCGTCGGGCAGGAAGGAATAATCAACTTCCGTGGGGGCTGGTGCGGCCGCCTGATCGGCGGGCGGGTTTTCGGAGCCCGCCTCGGGGGGCGGATCTCCTGCGGCCGCCGGGTCAACTGGTGCTGCCCCGGCGTCGTCCTGTGGTGCCCACACGGGGCGGTGCATGTTCAGTTTTTGCATCAAATTCATCGCTCAAGATCCTCCTAAGATCGAGGGCGATAAAACTCTGAGCGTTGTTTGCATCCAATGCACGGGGATCGGCGCTTGGATCAATCGATCTTTCAAGGGTCGCTTTTTCGAGCAAATCCAGAACCTTAGCGCCATCGGGAGACTTAAAGGTCGAACGGATCGCACCGACGGCAAAATCAGCGTGACGCTTCATCCCTGCCCGCTGCAGCTCCGCGATGTAGTCCATGATAGGGCCTGGTTTACTCAGGCGGCGGGGTAGCTCCATTTGGATCGGCTCCTTCTGGTTGGTTTTCTTCTTTGCGGATCACGGTGATGTCGTCACCGGACGTTTTCACGATGTTCTGGAAAGTGGCGACAGGATCAATGAAATTGCCGACCTGATCCTGGAACACGCTGAATGCGAGATCGAGGTTGGACCGCGCAACCATCACCTTGTCTTGGTTCTGGGCTTTCTGCAGAGGTGAGATCGGCTGAACGGAGATCACGTCTTCGTTGTGCGTCAACGCTTCTTCCATCTTGCCAAGCTGGATGGCGAGATATTCAACGCGCTGGACGAACGGCATGAAGAACTCACGCCATAGGGGGGCGGAAGGCTTGCCAAGGCGTTGCTGCACGCGGCGGCGCTCGTCTATCCACTGGGACGCTGTTGGCGGTGTCTCGCCACGTTGGCGCGGGCCGTCCTGATAGAAACGCTGGCGCAAACGATCTTCGAGACGGTCTTCGGAGAAGAACCCGGTGTCGAGGCTGACGCCTTTCTGCAGCTCATAAATCTGATCACGGGTGAAACCACGGGAAGCCGGATATGCGCGGCCGGCGTCAACACCTTCGCTCAGATCGAGGAACCCATCATCGGCATAGATGACTGTGTTGCGCAGGGCTTGGTCCAGACCGTCGAGGACAGCTTCGTCCACGGCGTTGTAGACGCGCATGTCTGGCAGTGCCTTCCACGCAGGGCCGCGCCCCCAAGGGCGACCGGTTTGGGGATTGAACCGCCCAACCAGCAACGGGCAGGAACCAGCAATCTCGCCTAGAGTAAGGGGTTCGTCAGGTGTAATTCGGTTGCCGTCGACGGTGATCTCGCACCGCCACATAGGATTGCCGGGATCAGACCAATCAAGCCAGAAACCCCAGCATACTTTGCAGGTGTCACCGGGCTTACCCATCTTCTTCTTGATCGCGGGGATCTCTAGGGTGACATCCCATCCGTCGAAGAGGGCTTTGAGGGAGGAAGCCATCACCGACTTTTCGCGGAACCTATCGAGAATGCCGAGATGCCCTGGTGTAATCAGCAACTCGCACGGTGGAACGGTTTCGCAATA